ACCACATACTGGAAGATTCATAGAGCCCGAATTCAAAACGCCAGTACATATTACAGAACCAGGCACTGCTATATGCTGTCCATTAACATAGCCATCCCTCAATAGATCATATACAGTATATTGAAGTCCTGTTGATCCAGCATTATTAACTGCATTTTCTGCATTAGTTTTATTTGTAAGAGCGGTAGCAACAACAGTTTCCTGACTGCTAACTGCGTTTGTTGCAGAAGTTAATGCTGACTGTGTAACATTATATTCTGATTGTGCGGTAGAAACAACAGACTGTTGGTTTGTTATTGCGGTAGTCAAAGATGATATAGTTGTATTTAAAGAATCAACTTCTGACTTAATATTATTTACCACTGTAGACTGGCTATTGATTGAACCATTTAAAGCAGATATAGAGGACTCAAGACTTGCTATAGCAGATTTTGTTCCAGATACAAGATCTTGCTTATTTTTGATCTGTTCTATAACCACTACTATTTCAGCCTTTTTAGCATCTAACTTTTCCTTTTCAGATACTAGAGTAGACTTTATTGACTCTATTAAATCAAGCTTTTCTTTTAATTCCGCTTCTTTTTCATTGTATTTTGCTAGGGCTTCTTCAAGAGTTGATTTAGCCTCTTCAAGTTCTGATGTAGATAGATCTAACTCTTCTTTTGATTGTTCAAGCTCTTCTTCTGACTTTGCTAAAAGTTCTTTGTTTTTCTTATCAGTCTCAATAGCAGAATCTAATTGATTTTTTAATTGATTTGATTTATTTATTGCGCCTTGAATATTTGATATGGCCGCTTTAATATCATCTGTTACTGGATCTAAACCAGCGAGTTGGGATTGAATTTGATCTATCTGTGTATTGGCTTCTGCTGCATACATGCCAAAAAGAGAAGTCGTTATTACTAGCCCCGAAACAATTAGTATTCTGAATAACTTACGAATATAGTTCATAAGGGCTACCTAGGTGTAATTATATCATTATTTAATTTTTTGCAATAAAAAAGGGGGCAAGTTTCCCTGCCCCCATTTTATAAGCTAATTACTTTAGCTTTTTAGCAATTGCGTTAATTGTCTTTTGCATTGCAGTAATTTGCTTAACAATCTTTGCTACCTCAAGTGCAAGAGTGTTAACTGCTGTTAGTGCATCCTGTGCAGCTTTAGCAGCCTCTGCAGAAGCAAGAGCAGCCTTGTCAGCGGCTTCCTGAGCAGAAGTTGCAGCCTTAGTTGCATCTACTGCAGCATCTGTTGCAGCCTGTGCTGCAGCAAGTGCCTCATCAGAAGCTTGTCGTGCAGGATTAAATACTGTCGCAGTATCACGAATCACTACACGTCCTGCCTCAACCAGAGAAGTTCCACCAGTGGCAGAAATAACAACATCTCCTTCAGCAGAAGGCATAAATACCTTAAATGTCTTGGTTGCTGTTGTTGTATCTGTAGTTACAGAAACACCAGTAATAACATCACTTGCTGATCCGAATGCATAGGATGTAGAAATTCCACCTGTTGCAAACAGATTTGCAAATGTTTGACCAGTAAGTGCAAGACCTGCAGCATCTGTTACAGAAACAGTAATAACTGCTGCCTCACCTGGGGTATATTGCTTCTTATCAAAGGCAATTACTACCTTAGCAGCAGCACCTTCAACACGAACAGAAGCAGTATCTGCAATAGATCCAGAGTAAACCCCTACCTTTGCATTACCAGTTCTTACACCAGTAAGATTAAACTTTGCTACACCATCAACAATAGTTGCGGATGTTGCAGAGTTGCTGACTACACCAAGCGTATCTGATGTTGCAAGCAATGTTCCACTACCAACGACAACCCCATTAGCATCGTATGCAACTGCTGTAATAGCATCAGCATTTGATCCAACAGTAAGTACTGGCTTTGCAGCAGTAGCAACAATCTTAGCAATGTCGCCAAAGAATGTTACCTTCTCCGTAGCAAGAACAACATTTGAAGCAGATGTGATAGTTACTGTTCCAACTCCAGCAGTACCGTCAGAAAATACACCAATGTAATTTCCTGCTGGTACAACCATTGCACGAACAGATCCCGTCATGGTTGCATGGTTTGATCCATGTCCAAGAAGTCCAGGACCAGAGACTGTTACTGTAAGAGACTCTGAGGCATTTCCACCTGCAACGTTCTTTTGAGTTACAACAATAACTGCTGCTGCATCAGAAGATACTGTCTTTGAAGCAAAGACTGTAGCATCTGCAGTTGCAGAAATTGTCTCACCCTTATTAATAATAGATGTAGATGTTGTTGCAGAAGCCTTTAGGTCTAATGCATTTACTGTCACAGTCCAGACCAACGGTGATGCCGTAATGCGACCACCAGAGCTCTTTAATACTGGATACAAATTTACAACATATGTTCCTGCAGCAGATGGTGCAACAAGTGCAACATTGAGCTTAGCAGTAATTTGTGCTGCTGCATTAACTGTTGAGCTAATATCAGCAGATGTGTTCCCCCCACCAAGAGTAACAACTGAACTGGATGTTTCTGCTACAGAAAGAACAGCAGACTTACCAGCACCTGTTGGTTGACTTGATACAAGGGAGAGAACAGAAACGGTATCGCCAGAATTTTCTGCAATAAAGGTGAGAGTTACAACTGCTGTTGCGGTCTCGCCTGCCGAAATCGTATCTGCAACTGCATCAATAGCAAAGCTATCAGCAAGAACTGCAGAGTTAGATGGAATCGCAGAAAATGTGCCAAATGTCAAGGCTGCAGCCAAGATCATAGCAATCTTCTTCAATGAATTCATTTTTCTCCTTGTTTATATTAGTTTATATTCGTCTAGAAAGTCCATAACGTCGTCAGGAATTTCCTTGTCCAATTCTACCATACCCTTATTTTGTTCTGCAAGTCGGGAGGCAGAAGACCATGTATGGACTTCTATTTCTATGTTAGAGTCTCTACTTGTATGCGATATAGCTCCAAATACCGCTCCGCATACAGCATCTGCTAAGTCCTTAGATTTCTTTCTAGGGTGATCTACTCTTTTGCCATTATCTGTTATCTTTAGTTCAGACATTTCTTCTAATAGAATTGGCAGCATTGGCATTGCAACACGCTCTTCGTATATCATCATAGCAAGATCTTCGTAGTGTTTTTTAGCTACCGAAACAGTATCAGTTCTCATGCCTACTGCTTTTAATTCTTGTTGTATATCAAATGATTGCCATCGGTCAAATGTAACCATTCCAACATTAAAACCTTCTCTACGAAGATTCATAATCCATTTTTTAACTTCTGATAAATCAACTGGGCCTTCTATCTTAGGTTCCCACCAAGCTACAGCATCAACAACAACTACAGGAGCTACCTGTTCGTAATCTTTTATTACTTGAATGTTTACCCATCGTTCAACATGTGCAATAGCAACAGCGCACTTGTCATGTTTTTGAGCAAGGTCAGCATGAATATAATATGTTTTATCTGGATCTGGCTTAAAGTTTGAATCAAAACGTCTGTGATTATCCAATGGATTTCTAAGCGTCATACACTTTTCCAACTTATCTCTTTGCTTAAAGAATGCATCAGAAGAGTATGTTGGAGTACAAAGGAATCTCATCATTGCATCTCCAGGATCTGTCAAAAATGCAATCTTAAAATCATCAATCTTTCTAGTAGGATTTACTTCCCATGTTGGACGTTTTAGTGCAAACATTCTAGGATATTTGTATGATTTTATATGATCTTCTTCCCAAACAATTTCAAATTCATTGTCTGGTCCTTCTGGCAACTCTTCATTAATAACAAACTTATATCTACGTTCAAGAGTGTCTTTGTCCATAATAACATCTTCATACCGCTTTGAAATAAAGTCACCTTGATATCGGGGAAATGAAAGAAGAACTACTTTGCCTAAATCAGGAAAACGAGAATCTACAGTACCACGAAATGCTTTATAAATATTGTCAGCAGTTTTTCCTTGATCATTGCCAGTTCCAACCTCAGTAGCAAATCCAGATATTTCATCAAGTACTGCCATAAATAAATTTAGACCTTCATGTGACTCACGTTCTGAATGACCTGAATAAACAGTTATTGATTTATTAAAAGTAATTGAGTTTACTTTAGGATCATATTTTCCAGCAAACCACGGTGACTTTTCAATTTTATTTCTAAAACCTTTGAAGAAAACATTCTTTGCTTGTTCAGCGTTAATAGCGACATTGATAATGTCTATGGCATCTCCTGGTGGCTTTCCGAAATATCTGGCAGGATCTTTAAGACATAATAGTTTATACACAACATAAGCACAAGCAACGGTAGAAGTATGGTCTTTACCACTACCCTTGCCAAGTTGAAGGATGATTTCATTTTTAGTATATTTGTCATAATGTCTTGCTCCTGCTTCTGTTCCCATCAGAATTTGTAGCTCAGGCTTACGATATATTTGGCTCATGGCCTCAACTATTTCATACTGTATTTTAGATAGGGGTGGTTGTCCCAAATATTCTGAAGACTCAACAAATGTTACTACATCTACTGGCTTTTCTTCAAAATGATTATCTTCTAGCGCTTCAAGAAAATCATTGAACATCGTGGACAACTGTAATCACTTCACCTTCTCTGGCAATACTTGACAGCCTTTGCATAATAAGATCTCTAACCTCTGGATGTGATGATGCAATGTCTTTTAGGATATTAACCAATACCTCTTGTCTTTTTTCTATCTCAACCATCTCTTCTGCTAGTTCTTTATTTTCTAATAAGCCTGCCTTTTGTAACATATCAATACGCTTAGATTCAATATCCATTACAAGTTTAATACCAGCAGTTTTTGCATTTAGATTTGCTGTAGTTGTAGCATCCTCAATAACTTCATATGCTTTGGTAATAAGCTTATTGTAATGTGCATCTGCTCCAGCTAATGCCTCTTTAGCTCTAGCACGAATTGCACTATTATCTGAAGCCATACGCTTCCACTCATCAAGATGGGCAACAACACGAGTCCTCGGCATACCCAAATCTTTAGAGATTCTGGTAGCATCATTACCTTTTAAATATTCTTCTACAACACGGTTTACTTCATCAAGATGATTAATAAGTTCTACCTCAGTGTTTGTCATAAATTCCCTCTAATCTTTTAATTTCATCTTGTATATAAAAGATTGCCTTTTTAAGATCTTCTATTTGCGTATCTTCATTTTTTAGACCTGCTCTCCAAAGATACTTAAATGCATTGCCAACATTAAAATTACGATGACGAGTAATTTGAATACACTCAACACCAGACGGATCTGAAGTATAGTGAGTAGGATGATTTACCTGATCAACGGTAATATTAAACTTTTCTGTCATCTTTTTGATTTCCTTAATCCAAATTTAGCAAGGTAAACGTATATTGTTTCTAGGCTTGCCCCACACTCTTTCGCTATCTCTTGTGGAGTCTTTTTATCCATAACATATCGTTTACGAAGCCAGGATTCATTTGTATATAGTTTAGCAGCCATATCTAATCCTTGTCAAACTTAATAGCTTTTTCCCAATTATGTATTGCCCAATGACCTATGCCACAGGCATCTGCAACATCGTTATCATCTATTTTTTTATCATAGATAATATCAATAAGTTTTGAAGTTCTTTCTTTTCTAATATTTCTTTCATAAGATTTATACCAAGAATCAGATTTTCCTGGGTTTGCAGACCTTATTGATATCTGCTCTTCTTTTGTAAGTCTTTTATTTCCCAGATAGTTTTGCCATGTAATTGGGGATACTCTGCCTATTTGATTTATTCCAGTCAATCCAATACCGCCAATAATTGCACCTTGTACCATTGCAAGATCTGCTGCAGTTTTGGGGGAATTCATAAACACCGTATGCTCAATAACTACTGCATCTATATTATATAATCTAAAAAATGCCCTAGTTTTTGCAGTAGCATCAATAATTTTTTCATATATGTTATGTCCAAAAAATGCTACCTTGCCAGTTGTTGATAGCTTGTCATCAGCAAAAATAGCAAAAGCAATTGTATTTGTACTAGCATCAATAGCACAAATATTTTTAGGTTTAATCTTGTTCATAATCAAAATATCCTTTAATTTGCTTTAGCATTTTATTAACTTCTTTTTGTACAACATTACAGTTTGAGCAGAATCCTTCATCATTATATATTGATAAATTAACTCCGCACCCTCCAAGACATTTTCTTACTTTGCCTTTTCTTTTTAATCTTTTTGTTACTTGGTATCTCTCTGCAATTTTTTCTTTGGTTGCAATATCTCTACATTCATCTGAACAGTAAACCTGATAGCTTACCTTAGGACGAAAATATGTTTCACAATCAAATCTATTACAGAGTTTCACTCAATTCCTCCAAGGAAGCAATCTTAATTACTCCAGTGCCTGCTTCAACACATGCTTCTCTTACTGGGCAACCTTTACAAATCTTAGAGTTATTGCGATAATTTTTTATTGGAAGTTGCTGATCTTTCCAAGCTTGTCTAACTTCTCGCATCCAACTAAAAGCATTTTCAATCCATTGTTTATATCCATCATTTACTTCAACTGGAATAACCATAAGGTCATGTGTGTTTTTATTTTCATATATCAAAACACCCTTTGCCTTTTTTAATACCTTCATATATATTAATAGCTGTATTAAGTGTCCTGTCTTTGGTTTATTTGTTTTCTTACGATACTCATAGGCTTCACTCATCATTGTTTTAATTTCACCAACGATTTCTTCGCCTTCCCAATTAATCATGGCATCGCCATAACCAAAGATTGGCGGATCATCAGATATTACCTTAAACTCTGTTGTCTTTTCATTTTTATCATTGATATATTCTTTTGCAACTCCAGCATCCAGCATTGCTTGTTGAATTCTGTCATGAGACATAGTTCCAGATTGCATATTTGCTGCACCATAAGCGTCTGTATCATCTTGAAACACTGCCCCATTAAAAGCAATATACCAGTATCTTGGGCATTCTCCGTGTGAGTATGCAATTTGAGAAGGGGCAAACGCTTTCTTTTTCATATGCTTTGGGCCACGAGAAATAGTATATCCAGATTTAATCTTCTCAATTAATTGATCTGAATCTATAATTTTATCTTGTTTCTTTTTTATATTTTTGCTGTCTGATTCCTTAAGCATTACCTGCTTTAATAAATTTTTTGTCATTATATTCCTTTTGTTATATATAAGTATATCAGACTAGCGCATTATATACTTGAGAGCTGACACCAAATTGTTGATTGACTCTGCTGCAGTATAGTATATATTTTTCTTTGCCCTGTCATTTTTATCTACATTTGCCATCCAAGTAGCTCTGAATGCCATTTTTGATGCGATGGCTTGTAGTCTAACGATCTCTAATGTTGCCACATTCATAGGAATATCTGGCTTTATAATAAGCTTTGCTATCATGGTAAGAGCAGTAGTCAATTCTTCATCATTCATAAACTCTGCAATTTCAGATAAACCATTAACCATTTCTAACGTTGTTTTAGACTGTTCGTTATTATCCATTATATTCCCCTAACATATTTTCTAAAATTCCTACTTCTATAATTGCAAGACGAGTTTTTATTCCGCTATCGCCTAATACTACAACTATGGCTGGATCATTTCCATTCTTAATAGCATCAGTAGTTGCTTTTGCCCAAACATCTTTATTAAGAGTAAATGACTTTGAATTTTCTTTAAAATCTACCGTAAAGTTTTCCCAAGTAGCATCACCTTTCTTGGTATTTCTACCAGAATTTTTATGCTGCTTAGCCCCCAACCTTTTACTCTCGTTCTTTTCGCTCATAATCCTTTTTCTTTTTATATCCAACAGTATAAAGTTGGCTTTTAGATAAATGTTTTTTACTACATATCCAAGTAGATTCTCCAGTTGCTGGATAAACCCTACATGTTTTAACTTCTTCCCCGCAAGTTCTACATGGAAACTTACCAGGATAGGTTGTATAGTTAGACATTCATAACCTTGGACCTAATAGAATCTTGAAGGTTCAAATCTTCTTTAACTCTATTTACAAAAGCTTCTCTGCCTTGAACCTTTGTTCCATCTTCTAGATTATACCATGCCCCAGTTCTAGAAACAATGCCCATTAGCTCTGCCGTGTCAACAAGATCGCCGATAGAATCAACACCCACGCCATCGCCTCTAAAATAAAAATCATACTCGCCACCTTGAAAAGCAGGGGAAGTTTTAGAAAATTGTAGCTCCCATCTAACTTTTCTTCCAATCTTTTCTTCAATTAATTTATCTCCAATCGCAATCTTTCCTTTAATCGCTTGGTTTTCGGATTCAGAAGAAAATAGCTTAACAACAGTTGAGGAATAAAACTTAGTAGCCTGACCACCAGTAGGCTGCTGGCTAGTATACATAGCATTAATATTATTACGAGACTGAGAAATAAGGATAAGCAAAGTTGGCTTAACTTTATTGTTTGCATAGTTAAGCATTTTCCATGCATTGCTAAAGTCTCTAGATTCTGCACCGATTTGTTTTGTGTTCTCCAACTGTTTGAGTTCATCTGAATCCTTTTCAAAATAAATTGCAGGAAGAAGAGACGTAATAGAATCTACTACGATAAGATCAACACCAGCCTCCATAAGGTTTACGCCTACATCAACCATTTCATTGATTGTTCTAGCCTGAGAAACAATAAGCTTTGATGTATCTACTCCAAGCTTTTCTGCCCAGTCTTTGTCATAAGACATTTCTCCATCTATCCAAGCACAAACCTTTCCTTCTTTTTGTGCCAAAGCGATTGTTTGCAAGCATAGTGAAGATTTTGCACTTGATTTACTACCCCAGATAAGGACTTGACGACCATACGGCAAACCACCATTCAGTGCTCTATTTAATCCAAAGCTTGGGGTTGCTGCGTATTCTGTTTTAGGAACAGCATCTCCAACTAATATGCTTTTCCTCAACTTAGGATTTAATTGTGCTAAAACATCTTCTACATTTACTACCACTAGAATCTTACTCCGTGCTTCTTTGGTCTATTGGAGTTTATCTCCATCTTTTCTTTAATTGCATAATCAAGAGACTTTTTCATATACCCTGCATCTACCATACCAGCATAAAGATCAAGGGTACGAATAATAATATCTGCAAACTCATCAGACAGCTTATCTGGATCCATGTCTTTACGAACAACTTCCATTGCCTCTACAACCTCTGAAACAATCATCATCATTTGTTTTGCTACAAATATTTCATCTGCTGGTCTATCCCAAAAACCTTTTGCCTTTGCATTGTCGTGTATTTGTTCTGCTAGTTCATCAAACACTTACTACATCCTCCATTATCACTGTGCCATCTTTTGTTTTACCCAAACTAAACTTATAAATATTTCCAGCTTGTACATGCATATATGCTTTTGGAAATGCTGTAGGAAATACAGTTATTGCATGCAATTCTCTACCAGAATCTGCCACTGTAAGAGATGCCATCTTCTTACCAGCCTTAGTGACTCTAGGCTTAAACGAAACAACAAACATCTCATCATCTTTATATGGCAACATCTTATAGTTTAAAAACTTTATCAAAGCATCGGAAGAATTATGTACTTCATCAACAGGTACTGCAGAAACAACCCTATTATCATTTGCAAGAATGATATAAGTGCGACCAGCCTCAATAGCGGTGTTTTCATCGTCAAATATACCGACAGAGCCAGTTTTGTCCAGAACTTCAACTCTTGACCATCCTTTAGATCTCTTAATTGATTTTACCATACCCATTAAAATGAATGCACCCTTTTCCTCATATTCTTCAATGTCGTTAAGGTATGCGTGATAATGCTGTGGTATTGGCATATTAAACTCAGGAAGATTTAAGTAGTCATATAGGTTTTCTCTAACCTTCTCTGGATTAGATGGATTGTCATTAAATGTAAGCGCACCTACGGCATTCATGGCCTGTAGTGCACGAGAATTTACACCATTGCCTTTTGTAAAAGTAAATTCCTCTACTTCTTTGTATGAGCTAAATGGACGAGCAGCAATATACCTGTCAGCAATAGTATCAGAGATGTACTTAATGGCAGAAAGACCGAATCTAATACCCTTACCTTCAATTTTAAAATCTTTATCCGAATCATTAATATGAGGCAACTTAATTGGAATGCCCATTCTTTTCGCTTCAATCAAATATTCCGTTCTCGTGTCTTTATCCTTCTCATTCTTGAGAAGTGAATACATAAACTCTATTGGGTAGTGGTATTTGAGCCACGCTGTCCAGTAAGAGAGCGTAGAGTAAGCAACCGCATGAGACTTGTTGAACGAGTACCCCGCATGTGCCTCAAAATCATGCCACAAATCCAGAGCGGCATTAGGAGCAATATAAGCAGAAGCGCCCTTAACAAACTTGTCCTGGAATGCATTGAACTCTCTGGCATCTTTTTTCTTACCAATAATCTTTCTTACCTTATCAGCCTCTGCCATTGTCATACCGCCAAGATGTACACAGGCTTGCATGACTTGCTCCTGATATAGGATACACCCATATGTATCTTCTGTGAATTCCTTTAAAATTTGATGCATGTAGTCAATATTTTGTCTTCCATGCTTACGAGCAATATAATCTTTACCAATTGTATTCATAGCCCCTGGGCGAACCAAGGCATTGGATGCAGCAAGTTCAGAAAGATTATTTACTCTCATCTTGACAAGAAGATTTGTATATGGTGTTGCTTCGCATTGGAATACACCCTTGGTATATCCATCTGAAAGCATTTGATAAACATTTTTATCATCCATATCAATATTCAGTAAATCAATCTTTTTGCCATGTCTTTCATCAATAATATCAATAGTATCTTTAAGAACACTAAGAGTCTTTAAACCTAAAGCATCAATTTTAATAAGACCTATGCGCTCTGCCTCTTCCATATCTACCGCCACTACAGGCATACGCTCATCAGATCCAGTCACACTTCTTGTTTCAAGTGGTGCGTGTTTAAAGATAGGTTCTTTGCTTGTAACAACTCCTGCAGCATGTACACCAGTTCCTCTAATGCGACCACGAAGCTGATCTCCATAGTTTACGACCTCTGGATATTTTTCACGAAACCAGGCAGAATTCTTGGATGTACAAAAATCATCCCACGTATCAACTGTTTTTAAAACTTTGTTAACATCTGATAAAGGAATATTTAAAGCTCTAGAAACATCTCGTACAACACCTTTATCCTTAAACTCTAAAAATGTAGCAATAGATGCAACATGACGATATTGTTTAACAAGATAATCTTTTACCTCATCACGCCTTGAGTCTTGAATATCTGTATCAATATCTGGAAAGTCATTACGCTCTGGATTAATAAATCGGAAGAATAGGAGATCATGTTCAATGGGATCAATATCTGTAATACCGATAAGGTAACACAAGAGTGATCCTGCAGATGATCCACGACCTGGACCTACCATGATGCCTTCTTTTTTTGCCCAGTTAATCATATTACGGACTACAAGAAAGTACGGACCAAAATTCTTTTGATCAATAATGTCTAGTTCTTCATTAAGTCTAGTTTCATATATATCACTTCCAAGCCAATTAGATGTAAGCTTTTTTTCTTCCATTGCTTCCCAAGCAAGGTTTTTGAGTTCTTCCATAGGTTTACGATATTGAACTGGTAGCAAATTAAGACCAGACTTAATATCATAATCTTCTACTTTGTTTGCAATCTCTAATGTACTAGCAAACATCTCGTCATTATCTATACCCTGCTTTGCCATACATGCTTTCATTTCATCATATGACAAAAGGTGAATATCAAAAGATCTAAATGACATTTGACGATCTGCCCCATAAAGATAGTCAAGCCTGTCCATCATGTCTTTATGCTTTTGTGATTTATCATATGTAACATCTTTTTGTAATTTAGCATGCGTATTTAGGATAAGCATTAACTCTTGTATTTCTTTTTGGCTTGTATCTGAGTGATGACAGTCTGGTGTTACAACTATCTTTACACCCATGGACTTAGCTAAATCAATTAATCCTTTATTAACTCTTTCAGGATTATGAGGCATAACCTCAATATAGTAATCATCGCCAAATGTATTTTTAAACCACGCTATGTGCTTTTTAGCAATAGCAAGCTCATCTAGTTCTACCGCTTTTGCAATCCAGCCACTTAGGCAAGCAGATGTAACAATAATACCTTCTTTATATTTCTCTAATGTTTCAAAATCAAATCTTGGCTTACTAAAAAATCCTTCAGTCCAAGCAATCTCATTAATTTTATTTAGATTTTCTAAACCTTGTTGGTTCTTGGCAAGAAGAACTATATGATGATAGTTTTGATCTAATGGATCTGTTCTATCTGCCTTCGCCCTATTATCAAAGCGATTGCTTGTCATATAGCCTTCTATGCCAAGAATAGGTTTAATACCTGCTTCTTTCGCAAGACGATACATTTCACGATGCCCAGAAAGCGTTCCATGATCTGTAATTGCAATTGCTGGCATTCCCAGCTCAAGTGCTCTTTTTACATATTCTTGCGGAGTAGCCACACCATCCATCAATGAGTAATGAGTGTGGACATGAAGCCCAACATAGTTCATATATTACCAGTCAACGTTTGTTGAAGTAACAGAAGGTGTATCAAATCCAAAGTAAAATGCTTCTTGCTCTGGATAGGGGACCTCACGAACAACCTTCTCAAGGTTAAATGGCTCAACGCCATCCCACTTGAAAGGCTCTGCATCTGGAGCTGCTGGGATCAAGGTGTAATTTGTTTCAGTTCCCTGACCATTTCTTTTTAGCTTCCACTGCACATTTGATACGCTGCCAGTCTCTAGTGCGTACTCACGGATTGTATTAAAAGCAGATTGCTTACTAATACCCTGCGACCATACAGCCACATAGGGGTCTTCTAGACCATCATCAACAAGAACATTGGTATAGAAGCGTAGACGGGCTCTCCAGCCGCTCTTAGGCTCTTTACGGGCCATCTCACAGCCGAAGCAACGCCCCTCAGAGTCCTGGGTGCAGGCTGCCTTACGCTTATAATCCTTTGGATTGGTATGCTCTGATACCACAACGGCTAGACCACGATCCTCTGTAAAGTGTGCAGAGTCAGAATCTAGTTCATTAACAAATCTAATCTTTGCAGACTGACCATCTGCCAATTTAACCCAACGAACCTTAAGTCCAGAACCTTCTGACTTAGGCTTATCTACTAATGCGTTTATGTTTTTTAATCCTTTTACGATTGCCATTTTGTTTTGTTTCTCCTTGTGTTTTTTCTATTGTAGCATAGCGATAATTGAATTGTCAAACTTGTACTCAAGTTTTCTAATTGATTCATCATCCATGTCGCCAATATCTTTATATTTTTTATCTATATTTATTATTGTTATTTGTGATCCAAGTTTATCAACAAGCTTTTCTGACATTGTTTTTCCTGCATCATCGTTATCTGCAATCAAAACTATGTTGTTAAAATATTTTTTAAGCAACTCAGTTTGAGATACAGAAACATTAGCCCCGAGCGTTGCGACTGCTGGGAAACCTACCTGATCTAATCTAATGGCATCAAAAGAAGACTCCACTAGATATACTGTTTCAGAATTTTTAATTCTGTGTAAATTAAATAATACCTTACTCTTTGGAAGTCCTGGGGTATTCTTAAAATCTTTTCCTTCTACAGATCTGCCAACAAAACCTATACACATACCATCAGGTGAGTGAACTGGAACTGTAACATAGTCTTGTTTTTCAGAATAGCCTAAACTAAATCTAGAAATAGATTCTTTCGTTATCTTTCTACCCTCAAAATATCTTACGGCCCTTGGTGATTCAAGCGCTTGCATATTAAGTCTTTTAATAAGCAATTCATCAAATTGAACAAAATCTGGCTTTGTATATAATGCTTTATTTATTGTTAAAGATATATCTGATTCTTTCTCTTTACTTTTAATATATCTTAATGCCTCAAAATATGTTCTACCACTAACCTGCATAACAGTCTCTAGTAAATCTGCAACTTTTTGACATGAAAAACAAAACAGCATGCCATTGTATTTATTTATTTCTGCTGCAGCAGTTCTAGAGTTATTATGAAATGGACAAAATACAATGTATTCTAGTCCTACTTCAGATTCAACATCAATTCCAATGCCAGCCAAAACACGCTTGACCTGATCTTCTGTGTATGAATCTTTAATCTTACTCATTTTAATAGTACGGCCCCAATAAACTATATCCTATAGTATACCTTAATCCAGATTTTGTTTCAAGTACACCGTGCATGTTGTTCATTTTATAATATGCCATATCGCCAGCTTTTGGTTTATAGGCGTATCCGTGCTCTGGAAAAAATAGTTCGCCACCTTCATAATCATCATTAATATATAGTTGAGCAATAAAACTGTCTATTCGTGAATCTGTAATATCTTGATGAGCGTTCATTGGAATAGATGGTAAAAGTTTTGATGCTGTTATTGTGTTTCGTAATGGCTCCATCTTATTCATATTGTTTTTTTTCATAAAATCAATAAGAGACTGATTTAGTATGTTATAAAACATTGCACGAACCTCAAGCGATGTATAGCTATCACGCCTATCGTACAAGGCTGGTATCTCCATAGTTTGATGTGGTCTACGCTCTACATGTTCAAATGGATAGGAGTCTTTGCTTACCTTTTCTAAAATATCAATCCAGTAGTTTGGGTCTATATCATTAGAATAAACAGTAACAATACCATTATCAATTCTTGGAGTTATAGTCATATTATTTTTCTTCAAAGTCTTTATACTTGTAATATCCTCTGTCAAAATCTACTTGAACCAAAAAGTCTCCCATAAAACCATTTCTATTTTTTCTAAATACACACTCAATAATATCACTATTTGTAGCACGACCAAGTGCCATAACCCAGTCAGCATCATATGCAATCTGTCTTGACCAAGCAGTTTGACCAAGTGTGGGAGCACTACTAAGATCTTTTACATCATCTGGCGTAGCAGATGAAATAGCAATAATAGGAACCTCTTCACTAATAGCCATTAGCTTAAGTTCTCGTGAAAGGTTTTTCATTCGTACCGTTTCATTTTCAGACCTTTGGTTAGGAGACATTAGCTGTAGATAGTCAACAATAACAAAGTCTGGTTTGTACTGATCAATCTTTCCACGAATAACAGATGGAGTAACTTCTCCACCAGAATCATTGGATATGATATGGAAAGCAGGCTTGCCATCAAGTTTACTTGCATGCCATTTTTTCAACATATCAATTTCTACTTCACCATTGCTAAGTTTACGATGTGACCAAAGACCTTCGCCCATAATCGCATATACACGATTACGTACTTCTGTCTCACTCATTTCAAGAGATATGATAAGGGGAGATCTTCCTTGCTTCCAAGCCTGTACTGCAAAGTAAAGAGCAAGCCAGGATTTTCCAATTCCTGGGTATGCCAAGAACACCCCAAGCTGACCTGGCATAATTCCAGATGGGAGATAATTGTCAAACCCTGGCAAGCCAGTCTTGATTCCTACTTGCCCAGACTCTTTCATCTTTTGGACGTTTTCGTAATAAGAAACAGCGGAATCAATATCAGTTACATCAACATCTCTAATTGCTGATGTGTTCTTTTTTAGTTCTGAAGTCTTAGTAATAAGTTGTTCAAGTGCTTGTGTACCGTTGCCACCCTGAACATCTGTAGCAGCAGTTCTCAATATATCCTTAAGGCTATCATTTAAATATTCTGTTTGTAATTCATCAAGATGATGTTTAGTCGCACCAATATCTGGTATTACCTGAAAGTCACGGAACTTTTCAACTACAAGTGAAGATGGTGGAACAGATCCATTAATATCAAAATAATGTCTAACAAAATTCCATACATCGTTATGAGTTCTAAGTAAATTATCTAGGTTAGCTTGAAGCAAGACATGCATTTGTTTGTCATTTAATACTGCAGATATTACTTTTGCTTCTGAATTATTCACTTAACCACTTCCTAGCAAGCTCTCTACGATACTGTCTATCTTTTTTGTCCTGTTCAACTTCAAGTTTACCAGATAGAATTTTTTCTGCATTATATGCAAAATAATTCCATGAAGGATCTTGAGCTATTTTAAAATAATAATCTAATAAATCATAACAACCTTTTAGGCCATATGACTCAACAAGGGCATCTGCAGCCCACTGCTCTACATTAAGATTGAGATTAGACTTTTGCTCATATCTCTGCAAATAATATTTATTGTAGCGACTGAGCAAAGCCATTCGGTCTTTGCGTTCAGCCATTAGGATTCTAGCTCAACCTTGGCTTCATTGATTTTAGAGGTAAGCTTGTCTTCAACAAACTTATAGACTCTCTCAAATGCCTGATCTATATTCTCACCATCACGTCTAGAATCAACAATACCAAGATCTAACCTGAGTGATTGAAAGTTTCCTAAATTAAGTGTGTAACCCAAAGTTACGTTAATCTTTGTTTCTTCGTTTTGCATTTGCCCTCCCCAGGCTCTATATGCTCTCTGTCCAAACTGGTATGAATCTACCGTCTGGAGTTTTTGTATATGTAAGTATACCATCGCCCATTCTGCGTGTCAATTCTTGAGATGTAGGCGTTTGATTATTAGTTATTAAATTGTCTCTTCTTGGTCTTCCAATGTGTCTAGATGCCAGTATATCACGTATCTCTTTTACTTGTGATTCAGAGTAATACGATCTTATTTGCCATCCTCTTTCTCCATTAAGCTTAGAGCCAATTGGTGGTGGAATAACACCCCATTTAATTAATCTAGGAAAGTATTTACGATGCCTATTGACAAGCACTGCAGTTTCTGCTACAGTATAAGCTTTTTGTCTATTCTTTCTAAAATCAGATCTTAGACAACTTTCTAATCTATCTTTTGTTATGTTATAAACAGTAACCATTCCTGTGGATCTTGAACTGTGGTGTAGTCTTACAAGGTCTCCATTAAGAAACCAGACCTTTTTATTCCCAGAAATTACAGGGTCGTTATTGTACTCTTGGCTAACAATCTTTCTTTTTCCAGTAGCCACAAACCCTCCGCACTATCTTGTGGTGGATGAAAAAATTTTCTTTGACCACACATGATACAAAATGTTTCTAAATGAATAGCGCTACTATATTGTCTATCTACAAAAACTCTGCCACTGCATCTTTTACAAGACATCATTTTTATTGTCTGCTATCTTTGATAATAAATCTTCAGAATATTTATCTGCAGCTTTTTGTTTATTATTATTAATCATTTCTGTTATTTCTGCCCGCAATACTGCAATTTGAGTTTCGTAGTTAGCAACCAGTTCACCAATTCGCTGCTGCAATACAATTGCAATTAATTCATTTTTTTCAGTCATTTGGCAAATTCTCTAACTCTTGTAACAAAACATCTCGCTTTGCTTCTTCGTTAGTTTTTTGCTCTGAAAGATTATTTACAATGTCAGAGTTAGGATTTTCTTTTGCTTGTTCAGCAAGTAAAGAGATCTGCAAATTATAAATATTTGTCAAAGCATTTTTAATATGACTTTCTAAGATGGCTCTTTTTTCATCACTTGTTAATTCCATAAATCACCTTTGTATAATGTTTCCCTCGTCATCTACAATATCTGGTACATCTTGTACTGCTCCCCATTTACCCAGCGGGCAGGAAGCATGTGGAAGTTTTGCCTTTTCAGTCATAAAGCAACCACACTTTTTGCAGGTCTTAGTCAATTGTATCAGAGATGGACATTTCATGCAGCCTTCTTCAAATCTAAGCCTATAGGTCTCATCATCTACCCTACCAATATTAGGATTAATCAAATCCCAAGGTCTTACTGAATCTCCAGGCTGCTTTTCTTTCCATATCTGCCAAGGGCTTTTAGACATTTTCACCTTCTGTTATTTCTGGCATTACATACTCGTCAGTTTCAGGATTATAGATCATACCAGGCAAAACAGCATTTGGATTAAAATTAATCTTATCTGTAACATCTAAGACAACTGGATTGCTCAAAAAAATCGCAGACAATCTTTCATCAGTATGTAAAATATCAGCAACCTCATTATCTATAATGAATGCTAATTTAATTGGGGGGGTTTCCATGTTTTCTCCTTTTTTCTATTATACATTAGTATACACGAAATCGTCAAGTCTATTGCCAGTTATTCTATTAGCTACCGTTGGAGTATTAATTATACCAACAGCAGAATCACCAGCAATGGATTTTGTTGGACTAGATGGGGTAGCGGTTAAAGTTGATCCTAGTTGATTTGTAACCGCTGTATTTGAATATGCCTTTGCTGTAATAGTATTATTAGATGTTTCAACTGATAGTCCATATATTGGAATAAAGGCAGAATTGCTAGTGGCTACTGTTTGACTGTATTGACTTGTTACAGTACTACCAACTGAAGATAATATTTTAATTGTACTTGTATATGTTACAGTGGTTGAAGAAGAAACTGAACATCCTCCACAGCCAGAACCGCTGGAATCTGTTGATATTGGGCCTCCACTGCAAGATGTTGAAGAAGAAACTCCACATCCACCACAACCAGATCCGCTTGAATTAGTTCCTATTGGACCACCAGTACACGTAGTAACTGTTGAACTTGACACTGTGCATCCTCCACAACCAGTTCCAGATGCATCGGTTGAAATTGGACCACCAGTACATCCACTTGTTGTGCTTGAGTTAACTGTTGAATAAGAATAACTTGTTGTAGAACTAACACTACAATATCTTACTATCCACTGAATTCCAAACTCTCCAACAAACAGCTTATAGCATGGTTGCCCATTATGTGATGGCGAATTACAAGCAACAACTGTTCCAGGATCGTTTGAAACATATTGATCTGTTCCGCAAGAATACGAATATGATGTTGTGCTTGAGCATCCACTACATCTTCTACCTACTGTAAATGCATTATATTCTGTAGTAAAATCATCTGGACAAAATGAAGTGGAGGCGCTGCCGCCGCAACCATAAGTAGTTATAGTTTGTGGAGTATTACATGTGTAGCTAGTTACTGATACTGGAGTATAACAAGAATACGAAGTTACTGGGGTATTGCATGAATACGATGTAGAGCTACTGCTAGAATAATCTGGTGCTACTGCCCACCAAGAGCCAGCACTTGTAACCCAAAAAGCTAGGCCAGGCCCACCGCCACCATCAGAAACAGATACCTTTAAGGCAACATTAGAATCTCCAACATTTATAGTTTTAAGTGGATAATTAGTTGCGCTATTTCCAACAGAAGGATTGGTGTAAGTAACAACGGCCTGCCTTCCAGATATTTCTTCTGTATCTAATTGCCAAGAAAAGTTGTTAGTATTTATTGACGGTGTTTGTGGTCCATACAATCCGCCATTGGTTGACCAGTACCAACTGCCAGTGCTGGTTTGTCCAAGACCTTGAGATCCAGTTCCAGCAAGTCTATTAAAGTTGTCTGAAAATGATGGGATGAAGGCACGAGCATTTAAATCACTATAATAATAGTATGTAGATGCACCATCTGCTGCTATAACTATATCAACTGCATAGAACGTATAATTAACCATAAGTTGTGTAGTAAGCAATGACTGTGTACCGCCAGATGTTGTGTCTGGTGTAGGCGGAGCTGTTGTAGTTCCATTTGTTAGTGTGGGGCCAGGAAATACCCACCCGTAAACTCGTGTTTGTATTGCAAGATCTGGATTACCATCAAATATAGTATTATTTTGATAAGTTCCTCTGTTTGCAGTAAGAGTAGTTCCAATTACAACGTTTCCAGTACTTGATAATGTTGGGCTAGAAGTTTGTATTGGAGTTGGTGGAAAATTAGACGTAAACTGAGTTGTTAATGAACTTTCATTACCAGGGTACCCAGTAACATTTCCAGAAACAATATTGCCAGTATATGGTGTAACAGAAAATCTATATTGTTTGCCGTATTCATCAAGTGTTATTGTTGTTGGGCTAGCCGTTGTTTTATAAAATTCAGTGGTACTTTGTAAAGTTCCCCCACTATATTTATATCTTTTAATTATTACACTACCAGTGTATGATCCAACCGTAAATGAAACACTAGCTTGAAGATCTGTTCCGACTTGTGAAGCGGTTACATTTATAACATCCCTTGGAGTACTAATGGTTGTTGTGTTACTTATAGAGCTGCTAGTTAATACAATATTTGTAGCTACAACCCTGAATCTATATAAATTATCTGAATTTGTGCTAGTGTCATATGACTGAACTACATAGGTTTTAGTATTAGAAGATCCTGATGCTGGATTTGTTATTGATCCAACATCTATCGTTTGCCAACTACCTGAGTTATACCATTGAAAATAATAAGTAAGTGAAGTTGAATTTGTCCAATGATAATTTGTTCCAGTTAATGTAACTAGTCCAGTAGTTGAATTTGTTGATTGAGATATTTCAACTTGTTGAGCTATGCTCGGCCCTTCTTCTGAAGAAAATAATTTTTTCCAAATACCAGATGAGTTTAGCCTATACCATGCAGAAAATCTTTTCCAAACACCAGAGTTGTTTAGACGGTAAAGGCTTGAGAACTTCTTCCACTGTCCAGAAGAATTAAGTCTGTAAATTGGCATTGTTTATTCCTGAATCATTAGTATATCACCAGCCTTGACGCTGCGTGATGTACCATTGCTATCTGTAATTGTTCCTGTTTTTGTTGTATTGTTCCATCCCGTAGGATTTGTTGGTGTTGTGCTTCCAGTAATCGTGGAAAGATAAATAAACCTTCTGCCCTGAACAAGTTTATCATCTGATGTTCTTTTTGTAATAGTTGGATCTCCTGCCCAACTGTCATCATCCGATGTTGGCATTTGTACCATATAGAAACTAGCGTTACCATTGAACAAGTCTATTATTACGGAATCATGAGTGCCGTTTAAAATACCTCCACCAATGCTAAACTCTGCATTTGAATACCAATAATTTGCAGAGTTTATATATAATCCATCTTCGCCATTAGCACCAACACTGGTTCCAAACTTCATCTCTGCCCCACCCTGAGATGCCCCAGTAGTTAATCTACCTTGCAATATGGCTCCATTTGCATTTAATATACCGTTTGCGGTAACATAAAATGCTGCTGCGGTACTTCTTGCTCCACCTGCCCAAAATACAATATCAGATGTAGAATTTGTATTGGGTGTTGCTATACCTGCTGTATAGTTAACGCTTGTTAATCTTATTTGTGCATTTGTAGAATCAAGAGTAACCACACCACTACCGCTTGTATTTGTTATTGTATTAGCAGTTACATCCCATCCACCAATATTGGCAGATTTTGTAGTCAAAAGACCTGTTGACCCATTAATAGTTGTTATGCCATTTACAGAAGAAGAATTAAAAGTTAAACCACTAGTATTTAAAATAAATCCAGCACCAGATAAACTTCCAGCAATAACATTTCCAGAGTATAATGATCCACCAGACTTTATTTCAACATTGCCATCAAATTGACCCTTTTGTGCTCTAAGGTCACCTTGAATAATAAATGTTGTTCCATCCCACTGTATATAGTTATTTGTATCTCCGCCTAGTTTAAATAATGCTGATTGTGCTGAATCTATGTACCAGTAGTTATTTGAATTAAATACTAGTCCACGTTTTGTTCCGCCGCTGTCCTGTACTCCGTACCCGAACTTAAATGTTCCAGTATCTCCAGTTGCCGAAGCCCCAAAGTAGCCTACAGTTGTTACATTTTTTCCTATAAAAGGAGTTCCATTTGCTGTTGCTGTTCCTATAGAAGTGTAGGCAGAAGATGTATTATTAAATTCATCATATGAAGCAATTCCTATTTGATATGTTGTTCCTATAGATAAACCATTTAATCTAAAAGATGTTCCAGTTCCTGGTGAATCTACATACGAATATGGATTGCTAGTTCCGTCTTCTCTAAATCTAATCCTATATCCTTTTAAAGTAGCATCAGATACTGCTGACCAGGATATGTCAACATATGCATTAAATCCAATAGTAGCTCCAGTAGAATTATCAATACCAGCAGTTACTGATCCTGATGCTGGTGCATCTGGTGGAATGTTGTCTGCACTAACTGGATTAGTTGGTGTTACCTTGTATGCTGTTGAATATGGCCCATATGTGCCAGCTTTATCTGTAAATCTTGCTCTAACCCATCTTGCTTCTAATGTTGGAGTTGTAATTACTGCTGGCTTTATACTATTTAAATATGCCTGCTCATATCCAGCTGCTGGATCAGTTGATGCGTTAGATATAACTTCTTCTACTGATATATAGTTATATAACTCTACAATTGGATCCCAGTCTACAGAATACCCTTGCGCTATTGATGTAACCGTAATGCTTGGTGCTGGCAAATCATTTTCATATGATGGAATAACAGTTAATATTGTTTCTGGTCCAACATTACCACTTTTATCACGACACCTTACTTTAAATTCTGTAAAAGTTGTTTGAAAAATACCAAAAAATTTAATGTTGTCAGAATAATAAAATATTAGCTCTTGTGCATCAGATGTTGTATTAAGCTTTGTAAAAGATATTGCTGGTGTAATTGCAGATCCAGTATTTAATGTATAAATAAAAGCATCAACATCATCATTGTCTGGACTCGTTAAATCAACATCAAAAGAAAATACTAAGGCTGGTTCACCTGCAATTGTTTGCCATTCTGCTGATATTCCTGTAATATCTGTTGGA